CTCAAATTTATGAAGTCTTTCATCTTCATATAATCTACCGTGAGAATGATAGGACATACCATGATCCCCCACATCTGTATTATATCTTTCATTTCGTTCTTTTATTTCTTTCTGTTTTTCTTCTCTTGCTTTCAGGACATACTCGTCCATAATTTTATTTAGATTCTCTAAATATTCAGGACAATCAGCGTAATAAACAATGGATTCAAAGAAAGATAGTTGTTCCAAACCATTAGTGGTCATAGAATAATACCACCATGATCTTTAATCACTTTACCCATTGGGGCACGTTCAGGAATAACTTCAATAACAATCCTATGACTTTCTCTAGCACCAAACAATCTATTCTCCAACAATCGCATAGATTTAATGTCATGGTAAACACCATCAGATGTTCTCACTTGTATTCTGGCACTTTTAACGGTCTCTGCTTTCAAAAACTTGTCTAATACCTGTCTAATTAACACAGCATTAATCATGTGTTGACTTTTATACTAGATTACTCTAATCGTCAACTATGGGTGTTCCAAAAAGACTAACAGAAATGCAGATGAAATTTGCTCATGAAGTTGTGAGTAATGAAGGCAGGAAGAATGGCTTTGAGTGTGCTCGAGATGCGGGTTATGCAGAAGATTCAGCGAGGGTCAGAGCATCAGAATTACAAAACCCTAAAATATACCCACTCGTGGTTAAATACATAGGAGAGCTTCGAGAAGAATATCAAAGAAAATACGCAGTCACTTTCGAACGTCATATATCAGAACTGGCTAAAATAAGAATGGAGGCTTTAAAGAAAGGTGCTTGGTCAGCCGCCGTCAATGCAGAAGTGGCAAGAGGCAAAGCAGCAGGGCTTTACATAGAACAAAAAATTATACGTACCGGTAAACTAGATGATTTGTCAGAAGATGAACTAGAAAAACGTATGAAAGAAATTATAGACCAATACTCACCTATCCTAGAAGGAACTGACGTCAAGGAAGTCAAAGAAAAAGTTAAAACTAAACAGAAACAATTAAGACTTAAGGGTGAAGTACCATTGAAAAGTAGTAAGCCACAGCAAAAAGTGCTAAAGCCGCTGCGTAGACTAAATACTTCTGATACGGAGGCAACATCTAATTCAATTTCCTCATCTTCTTCACACAAGACAAAGGAATAACCGTTCTTTCTCCAAAGACGATACCTTCTTCATCTCTGTCATAACTTGAAAAGATTTTAATCACACATTCATTCTTCTCATACAACCAGCCTTCACTGACCGGTGTCGCTAATTTCATTTTATCAAACTCGTGTTCAGTAGCCCAACCTGAATCGGAGGCAATGTCAAACCACTCAATCCGATACTTTGAATACGGGATATGGTTTTCTTTTAAACTTGCGATACGTCTTTTTCTTTTCGGTTTTTTTCTTTTCATATTTCTTCCTACCATAATAATAGTCAGGATTGTGAATTCTATTAAACATATCAAAAAAGTTTTCTTCGGTCATTTTTTTTATTAACATAGGTCACATTTGTTTACTAATTTTATCTTCTACTTATATCAAGGAGCAAGAAATGGCTTTAAATCTAGCTTTTTTAAAATAAAAGTAGAAAAAGTAGAAGAAAAGTAGCGGCTCAATCGTCTAGAAGTGTTGCTATATATACGTTTTCACAACGTTTCTACTTTTCTACTTCTTTTTTGATGGTTTTGCGAACAAATGAAATATTTTGTTGTAGATACGTATATAGGGTGGACAAAAGTATTGTTTTTTGCTGGTTTTTTGAAAGCTCATATTCGTGATTTTGCTAAAATGACCTGATTTTGACCCTGAAAAAACCGAAAAAAACGCCTTTTTGACCCCCAAAACACCCTTTTTTGACCCCAAAACACCCTTTTTTTCACTTTTTTTCAGCCTGTTTTTTGTAAAATTTTCCCACACGTCCTAGGAATTTATGTTTAAAATCCGTGAATTCTCGTCCATTTGAGGTAAATTTTTGAAACATTCCGTCTTTAGAACACATCAAAATAACCCCCTGATCGACGCAAGTTCCATAGACCTGGTCATGTGCCATAGCATATCCCGCCAGCTGTAGGAAATAATCTTCTATCCACTCTCTTCTTTTTGGCTTGTTGGTTTGCTTGAAATCCACTATACTTTCGCGCCCAGAATAAATACCACAAAGATCCGTGCTGCCCGCATACAGCTCCGGGTAAAAAAGGGTTACTTCTGATCCCCAAATTTCTGTCAAATCCGTAAAGCCCTTATCAATAATCTCTTGTGCCATGCTCCTTGCTGCTTGCCCCTCGTCAGTTAGATCCATAAGCTTTTTATTATGAACATAATACTCGAGGTACGAGTGCATCGCGGTGCCCCGGCGGGCAGCGTCATTAGTGATTTCGGCTGCCTTATTTTCGCCAACTTTCTGCCTCCATCTTGCCAAACTCTCCATCTTCTCCACAGACTGCGTTTCAGAGAGAATCGTTGTAACACTCGGTAATATTTCGTCGCTAACATCATAATGTCTTTTACCTTGAATCAAGCTGCGTGTGCTTGAAGGGTATTTATATTGTTTATTCCATTTCATGTCGTCTCCTAAAATAACTTCTCCATACCCATGACCTTAGCATGGAAATGACCGTAAAGATTAACGCGATACCAATACTATCTAAAATAGAAGGATAAAGCCCGAAGAAAGGAAAGATGAAAATTTGTATGGCAACCGCAAGCAGAAAACCCGAGCCGACATCAATAATACTTTCTATTAAGCTACCAAAGTTCATTAAAAAATAATATCCATAACGAGATACAAGGTGATGAAAATAAACATCGCCGTCATCTGTATATCGTATGGAAAATTCGTCATGATTTTATCTTCTACACGATTCATTTTTATTTTACAAATTTTTGTGGTAGTTTTTGGTTTAACGACAATGAATAATAGAACAGAGAGAAAAATCGAACCAACGTCGGTGCTATACCAAGAGCCTACCACTGCCCCAAAGGATCTACTTCTCTTGTCCATTCCAAAATTCCTTGTATTTTTCTAAATTCTTATTGATTTTACAGTTTTTTTCGTAAAGCTGCTTGTAGCTCATTTGACCTTTCATGTAATTGCAGACACTATGAACAAAGGAAAAATTGTCGATGTGATTGTTCAATCGGTCGCCATCAATGTGGTCAGCTTGAACGTCTGAACCTTTAGCATTATAGATTTCACCACTAATCTTGCAACGCATATAAGGAAACATCAACGGTTTACCTTCGTCAGTGTAATCAGGCTTTCCTGTCCATTGATTTACCGCTTGAACGTGATCTTTTTCGGACTTGATACCTGGAAAAACTCTTCCAATATAAGCCCAAACTTTTTGATTAGGATGTTTAAGGGTGTTTTTGCTATCTCGGTACGAAGCTTTTTTGCTTAAAGCATGAACGCCATAGACAAAGCCTCTTGCCTTCTTTCGAATAGGACCTAGAGTATAAGGTTTAGCATTATAAGGTTTTCTCGGAGTATAGATAAAAGCGTGTACTTTTCCGCAAATACCTTCTTTCCTTTTAGCTTGTCTACCTAGTGTTTTTTCTTTCTGGCCTTCCCCAAGATGATAAGCAACGGTACTTTTACTTACTTTATCTTCTCTTACAATTGAATCATAAGAGTTTCCTTCCTGTCGCAACGCAAGGATTTTCTCCTTAACGCCGCGCTTCTTAGATGTGTGTGTTCTCACTTTTTACCTTTCTTTCTTTTTTTGTTTTTTATAGGTTTAATAGAGACGATATTTTCTATGATTGATCTTCTCCAGTCACCTTTTGTTTCATCCCAATAACATTTGATTAAGTTGCCGTTCTTTGCAACAAATTCATATTGTCTTTGAGGATTATAAGGTCGATTGACCCTTTTACCATCCGATCTAGAATAATATTTGATCGTATAGTTTTTTGGTTGTGTGCTTGTTTGCATATTTCTCACCTACTTTCTTAGACCTTTATAGGATAATATGCGATTGTTGTCAAGTCCTAATTATGGGGACCCTGATCTTTTTTATTTGTTCCCTTTTGAATATCATCAACTTTCTTCTCTAATCGTTCAAAAAGCTTCAAATGCTTAATTTTAACATGATCCTTTACATTACCGGATACTGAGACCCGTTCACAATCGCTTTGAAAAGGATAGACCCAATGCTTCAACCAGGCGGGGAATATAAACATATCGCCTTCTTCAGGAAAGAATGAGTGGTGGGTCACAGCTTCTCGCGGCCCGTCGCCATAAATAAAGGTAATGCCTCCAGGTCCTGCGGATCTGCCTTTATATTTCTTATTCTCATATTTTAATTTCTCAGGAATCTGTAGGAAAATGACCCAGCTCAATGATCCACCATGGTCATGCGGTGGATTAAAGTCTCCAGGTCCTTGAAAGTTACACCAAAGCGCCTCGAGGTCATAGGATTCTTCAAAGTTCTCGTCCTTACTACCAGTCCATTTACGGAGCGCGTCCGCATAGAGTTTAAAGACATCAGAGAAGAATTTTTCAAATTTCTTATAATCTCGAAACTGAACTTCCTTTTTTAAAATACCGGCAAGTCGTTTTTCGTAGCTCTCTAAACTAGCTCGGCCTTCGCTGAGGAAGAGTTTTCTATTCTCTTCAGAAATCTTTAGTTTAACCAGGCAAGGGCCCCATCTAAAAAGATTATATTGTATGGCTTGCATTTTTTCTTCTGTCATTGTTTCTCCTTAGGTTGCAGAAATCATTCTAGCTTTAGCAGCGTAATATGCATTTCCTGTTAAATGTTTTTTATTAGCTTGTCTCATTCGTTTTCTTTTTCTAGGTGAAGTCACTCTCATACTGATGTCAACATTCCAGCCATTGGCTTTCAGAATCTTTTTTCTTATCTTCTCAAGAACATAATGGTGGTCTCGTCCTGAAAGTTCACAGATACTTTTGAAATCATAACTATTACCCATCAACCAGGCTTGGGCTTGTTGTTTCTCTAATTTAGGAACGTGACTTGAAAAGGCATCGTGAACCGCTTGGCTTAGAACGGCAATGAAAAGTCTTTTCTCAGGGCAATCAATATTTTCCGAGGAGTAGATAGCATTGGATTTAATAAATCGTGCCATTAATTTAACTTTCGTTCTTTATAAGGTTTAACTTCTGTGTCGACCACCGTTTGAATCATATCTTTATAAGCTTCATCATCAAGATGAGTTTTATAAAGTCTCATCGCAATGGCCATATAGGTTGCAGCTATCGCCTGAACGTCATAGTCACGCATGTATTCAATGGCATCGCCGAAGATGTCATTATAAATCATTTCTAAATCTTTATCTTTGTGCATTGTTTACAAAATTTTCTGACATTTCTGCATTTATAAAATCATTTTCATTTTCTTTTGTCTTTTTTCTTTTTGCATACTCTCTCATATAAATTCT